AAAAAAACAAAAGCAAAAGTTATTAAACGAAATAGAGGTACTAAAAAATGGTTAAAATAAAAGAACAACTTGCAGGTGTAGCAGCACTCATAGGAGTATTGGGAGCTATAGGTGCAGGGTTTATTAAGTATGGTGAAGTAATGTCTAAGTTAGATAGTTTAAAAGCATTTAATCCTGATCCTATACTACAAGTTATAGGTGATAATAAACAAAACATAGCTGTATTAGAAAAAACTATACAAGTATTAGAATTAGAAATACAAGAATTAAAAGAATCAAGCAAGAATCCTTTAACAAATTAGTATGAAAATTTCAGATAACACATCAGTAGCTATGCCTATTCGTAATATGGCAATGATTATAGTTGGTGTTGTAGCAGGTGTATTTGCATACACGGAATTAACTGGAAGGCTAACTTCACTAGAGACATCAAGAGAACTATTCCAAGCTGATCTACTTAAAAAAAGTGAGCAGTTGCCTGTGGACCAAGAACAGCTGATGTTGTTGGAAGATTTATATAAGACCGTGGAGAAGATAGAGATTAGAATAGAAGATATGATGCACAATAAAGTTAATATAGAATTTGTACAAAAACAAATGGACAAGGCTTTAGCTGATATAGAAACATTAAAAGATAAAGTGAGAGCAAATGGAAATGGAAAGATTCACTAAACAAATTATAAAACATATCATTGATAGAAAAAATAAATTAAAAGAAATTATATGTTTAAGATCAAGACAAGAAGTTAATATCAATGGATATGGCTCATACCGATATACAATTAAACATGGACCTAACAAAGGTAAGGTATTGTGATCGCAGAAATTGTAGCACTTCTTATGTTTGTAGGGCCTGATATCAAAGAACACCGTATTCAAGAGTCGATGCATTTTTGTTTAAAGCACAAACGTGAGGCTAGCAGACAGATAAGTGACAATATATCCTATAAATGTATTAGATCTAAAGCACAAATTGAAACAAATATAGATGGATCTAAATCTATTAAAGCACTAATATTAGAATAACTATGTATTTAAACGCAAACATACCCCCAATAGAATGCTTCGTAAGAGGTAATTATCTACGAGATCAAAAAGATTCTCATGATAAATACTTTGAGTGTGTTATATTTGGATTTACTTCAATACCTAAACAAGTACCTTTGTTTCATTACATGATGACAGATGGTGGTATATGGTGGAGAGCACCTGTATCTGCATTTTGTAAAAAACCAAATGTAAAAGAATTACCTTTGAACGAATTAATGTTATGGGATTCATTTAGTTATAATGTAAGTGTTACTAAATTTTATCAAATGGATGGATGTAAAATGATATACACATCTAGAAGAAAAAAACAAAGAGAAGGCACATATTTATTTACAATTGATTGGTGTGCTGGTGATTATAATGAATTAGATTTTGGCTATTCAGAAAAACCTGATCAACATAAATGCGGACATGTAATAGAATTAGACGATGGTAACTATGCAATTCAACCCAACAATAGACTAAGGATCTTTGACCCATCTATGGCAGCAGATCCTTCAAAACCTTTAATACATAGATTAGTAAATAGTAGAATATGGTCAGTAGAAGATACTTCAAAATGGATAACTGATGAAGTACAAGAAGGAAGCTATGACTATGAATATAAGGATATAAAAGATGACAAAGAAAAAGTCAACAGTAAATAAGGCAGGCAACTACACAAAACCTGGAATGAGAAAGGGAATCTTTAATAGAATTAAAGCACAGGCATCTCATGGTACAGGTGCTGGTAAATGGTCTGCAAGAAAAGCACAAGCATTAGCTAAGGCTTATAAAAAAGCTGGAGGAGGATATAAATAATGAAAAAAGCAAAAGCAAAAATAAAAAAAGTTATTAAAGGTTTAAATAAAGCATCTAAATTACATGCAGGACAAGCTAAATCTTTACAAAGTGTTATAGGTAAAAATGGCAAAAAGAAAAGATCCTAAAGAGGGAACAGGTAAAAAACCTAAAGGATCTGATCGTAGATTATATACGGATGAGAATCCAAAAGACACAGTAAGAATAAAATTTGCAACACCAACAGATGCAAGAAAGACAGTTGCAAAAGTTAAAACAATAAAGAAACCCTTCGCAAGAAAAATACAGATACTAACTGTAGGTGAGCAACGTGCGAAAGTCATGGGGAAATCTCAGGTAGCATCTATATTTAAAAAAGGAAAAGAAGCTATACGAAAAGGGAGGAAAAAATAATGGCTCTAGCAAAAAGTCAACGAAGTTTAAAAGCATGGGGGAAACAAAAATGGAGAACGAAGTCAGGGAAAAAATCTTCAGTTACGGGAGAACGATATTTACCCGAGAAAGCGATAAAATCCCTATCATCTGCGGAGTATGCGGCAACGACAAAAGCCAAACGCCAAGGAACAAAAAAGGGAAAACAGTTTGTGAAACAACCGAAAGGAATTGCAAAGAAAGTAAAACAATATAGGAGATATACTTAAAATGCCAATGGGAAAAGGAACGTATGGGTCTACAAAAGGAAGACCTAAAAAGAAAGTAGTAGGAAAAAGAAACAAATTAGATATGAATAAAGATGGCAAACTTACTAAGAAAGATTTTGCCATGTTAAGAAATAAAAAAAAAGGTAGAGCATAATGCCAGGCAAAGGACTATATGCAAATATCCATGCTAAGAAAAAACGTGGTGGCAAGATGCGTAAAAAGGGTGCAAAGGGTGCACCTAGTGCAGCAAATTTTAAAAGAGCTGCACAAACAGTAAGGAAAAAATAATGGCTAAGACACCTGCATGGCAACGTAAAGAAGGTAAGAACCCCTCAGGTGGTTTAAATGCTAAAGGTAGGGCTAGTTATAATAAATCTACTGGTGGTAATTTAAAAGCACCTAGCAAAAAAGTTGGTAATAAAAGACGTGCCAGTTTTTGTGCACGTATGAAAGGAATGAAAAAAAAATTAACATCTTCAAAAACAGCTAATGATCCAAATTCAAGAATTAATAAAGCACTTCGTGCTTGGAATTGCTAGCATATTTATATTAAATAATGTTATGGCTGATGATACAAAAATTAGAAATTTTGCTAACGAAATAAGGGAAGTTAAAGAGGAGTATGGTAAAGACTCTTTTGAATATTCTATTCCTAATTCTTTTGTATTAACTGTAGCTACAGCTGAAACAGGTAATATGGAATTTGCTGGTGCTCCTACTGCTAAAAAAGCTAAAAATTATTTTGGCATTCACCCAATAGGTGATGATGATTTTTTACCTACAAGTGGTGGAGCTAAACTAAGAAAGTTTGAAAACTCTAAAGATAGTATTCGTGCATTTTTAAAACTTATAAGCACAGGAAGTGCATATGATAATGTTAGAAAATCTATAGAGCAAGGACAACCTGTAGAAAAATTATTTATGAACATGGGTAGCTATGCAGAAAAAAGTGATTACCCACAATTCTTAAATACAGTATATAGAACTAGGGTAAATGAAATATTAAATCCGATATTACCTAAAAGAAAACCTTTAAATGCACAGATGGAAGGATTAAATTAATGGCAGATATATATAAACAAACTGCAAATGTGCTCGGTATGAATGAATACCTTAGTGCATATAGAACAAAACCAACAGATACTACACCATCATTGCAAATTTTATTACAAGATTTAGGTTATGATTTTACAAGAGATGATAATAATAACATTGTTGGTATGCAAAAAAGTCCTGATCCTAATTTACCTAAACTAACAAGTGTGTTAGATGCTTATAGACATGCAGCATTTTCAGCAGTAGAGGCAAACAAAAGAGGATCTATAACTGCTGGAGCAATGGGGTATGGAAAAGAAGGTATGGATGCTTTAAAATTTGGTAAAGGTCTTATAACAGGTAGAAATGAAATAGGAAATATACCTAAATATATGCAAGCATCAGGTGCAGATATATATAATAATAAAATTGGTAGAAAATTTAGTGCTACAAAATCTGATGCATTAAAAGAATTAAATAAAGTATTTATAAATCAATTAAGTAGAATGAAAGAAGAAGGTACAAATTATAAGTTTCAAGAAAATGTAGATTTTAAATTTGTTGATCAAGGTTATTAAAAAAGGGAGAGCCTAATTTAATAGACTCCCCCACAGGCAACACAAGACTCTCTGATTTTTAATCAGGGGGTCTTTTTTTTTGGTTGTAGCGATAAAGATTTCTGTCACCCCATCGCTTCTGCCAAAGCCAAGTATTTAATGAACTTGCATATCCTGCTAGCTTATCCATAACTTTATTATGCCAAAAGTAATATCTAAACTTTTTGTATAAGTTGCTTAATATCATCTTGTAATTTTTTCCCCACAGCGTTAGCATGATTAATAACGGCAGCACATAAGTTACCATGATATGGATATCCCTTTAGTGCATCTCGAATTTTACCTACAGGTTTGCCACCATAGTCAATGACTATAGCATTCTCCCTATTTAAACCTATTTTTAATTCAAATAATATTCCACTGTATTTATCTAAATTATTTTTTTCCGTCATTGCTATTTCCCTCACTAGATTGTGGTGTTAAGGTAGATAAACTATTCATAAGTTTTACTACTTCAGCATATGGTCTAGACATTAAGTATCTCATAATATCCATAAGTTGTTCAGAACTTATACTATAAGTTCTAGGGTTAGTCTTTTGTTCTTTCTGTTTTTCTTTCTCCATCTATCCTCCTATATTAAAATGGTATATCGTCATAATCAAAATGCTTTTTAAGTGTATCTAAATTTTCTTGTGCATTTGATATCTTTGTTAATAGCTTATCTAACTCTTGTATATGTTGAGGATGTTCCCCAATACCTACAGAATTATCAAGGTATATTTCTGATGTTGCTGTGGCTTCTGCTATTGCAGCTTCGTATTTTCTAGCTAGTGCTTTTACTAAGTTTTTTCTTGTACTCATTCTGCTCCTCTAAATTGATAGTATTTATCTTCAATAAGATTTTCATCTAATAAATAGGGATTATCTCTACCCTTTTTATTAAATTCTGTTCTTAAATCTCTTATAGTTTGATTAAGTGTTCTTCCTAAGTTTAGAGAATTACAAACCATATCTTCAACCTCAATCATCGCTTGTTTAATTGCCCCCATCTTGATCCTCCTTTAATTGTTCATCTTCTTTTAGTTGTTTATTTAACGCATTAACTTCATCTTGTATATGAATCATAACTTCTTGTAAAGCTAATATCCTACCAAGTTTTTCCATTACTTGTCCGTGTGTTAGCATGTAACCTCCTTTATTAGTCTGTTTAAATACCATTGTGCTTTTTGTAGATCTTCTAAAGGTTCCCCTTTAAATTTATACCTAGAAACATATTTTAAAACGTTTCCTTTTAGGTACCCATGATACTCATCATTGGTCATACAATCTTGTATTACATCAATAGTTTCTTTTTTACCATACTTATAATGCGATGGTGAATTAACATTATCGTCTTCCATACTTCCTCCTAATAGAATTATATTCTATCATCTCAAGATCATACTCACCTTTATGAACATTACGTTTAACTACAAGACCTGTCCACCACATTTGCTGAGTAGACTTAGCATAGTTTTCTTTATGATGCAAATAACATCCTGCAGATAATCCCATAAGTTTTCTACCTGACGGTAAGGCACACATAGCATAATCAAATGTATGTATATGTCCTACAGTAGAGGATACTTTATTTTTTAATAGGAGAGAACGAGCAATATTGTCCCCACTAATAGGCTTACCCATAACACCAGTAGGATAATTGTGACAATAATATACACCATCAACCACAACAGGTTTTT